ATTACCTACAGTACCAACAACAAAAGGTGGTACAGGGTTAACTTCAATTGGATCTGCAAACCAAGTTCTTGCAGTAAATTCTGGTGGAACGGCTTTAGAATATCAAACTCCAACTACTGGAGACATCACAGCAGTTACAGCAGGGGATGGCTTAACAGGTGGTGGATCTTCTGGAGATGTTACATTAAACGTTGGGGCCGGAACTGGTGTTACAGTCAACGCTGACGACATAGCTATTGGCCAAGACGTGGCTACTTCAGCTAGTCCTACTTTTGCAGGGTTAACAACTACTGCTGACATTAATTTTGGGGATAACGATAAAGCACAATTTGGTGCAGGTAATGATTTACAGATTTATCATGATGGTTCTAATAGTTTTATTTCAGATGAAGGTACTGGAGTATTAGCAGTTACTACTAACGGAACTGCAATACAATTAAATTCTGCTGGTGAACAAATGGGAGCATTTAATCAAAATGGTTCAGTAGATTTATTTTATAACAACGTTAAGAAATTTGAAACAACATCTGGTGGTGTACAAACAACAGGTACTGTTAATGTAAACGGAGCATACACTCTTCCAACCTCTGATGGATCAGCTAACCAAGTTTTAACAACTGACGGATCAGGTGCCGTTACTTTCCAAACACCTACGGTTGGAGACATTACAGGTGTTACAGCAGGAAATGGTCTAACAGGCGGTGGAACTACAGGTGATGTTACACTTAACGTTGGTGCTGGTACTGGTGTTACAGTAAATGCTAATGATATTGCAATTGGCCAAAGTGTGGCAACTTCAGCTAGTCCTACTTTTGCAGGTTTAACTACTACTGCTGATATTAATTTTGGAGATAATGACAAAGCTATCTTTGGTGCTGGTAATGATTTACAAATATACCATGATAGTGCATCTAATGTTAGTTTTATTGAAGAAAGTGGCACATCAAATTTACACATAAGAGGTGCTAGTATTGTTTTAAAATCTCAGGTTGACAATGATGATTATATAAAATGTAATGAAAATGCTGCTGTAGAACTATATTATTCAAATGCTAAAAAATTAGAAACAACAACTGGTGGAATAGCTGTCACAGGTGCTATAACAGCAACAGGAGACGTTACAGCTTTCTTTACTTCTGATAAAAATTTAAAACAAAATATTGTAAATATCGATAATTCTTTAGATAAAGTTTCTAAATTAAATGGTGTTTACTATAACTGGACAAAAGAAGCTTTAGAAAAAAATAAACATTTGGTAGATGAAAAAGAAGTTGGGGTAATTGCACAAGATGTAGAAGCAGTTTTACCTGAACTTGTAGCTACAAGAGAAGACGGATCTAAAGCAGTTAGATATGAAAGACTTTGTGCAGTATTAATTGAATCCGTAAAAGAACTTAAAAAAGAAATAGAATTACTTAAAAACCCAGGAGCCTAACAAATGGCTTTTGGTATTACAGCATTTGCAGAAGCACCTTTTGCAGCAGCGGGAGCTGCAAGTATCACTGCTGTCGTAACAGGTCAAGCTTTAACTATTACTGAAGGCACAGCTCAAGCGTTTACAGATGTTGTAACGGAACCTGTTACAGGTCAAGCTTTAACCACCACTTTAAATAATGATGGTATTAGTATATTTGTAGGAATTAAAGAAATCCCTACAGGCATTGGTTTCAATGCTAATTTAGGTTCTCTTACTACAGTTGGACATGCAAATGTTCCTGTTACAGGTCAAGCCTTAACTATTACTCAAGGCACAGCTCAAGGATTTACTGATGTTGTAACGGAGGACGTAGTTGGAATAGCAATGTCTGCTAATCTAGGTTCTGTTACTGTTACAGGTACCGCAGATATATCCGTCACTGGTCAAGCAATGACCATGCAAGAAAACTCTGTTATAATTGGCGGAGATGCGAATCTTACATTAACTGGAGAAGCTATGTCAGCTGCTCTTGGTACAGCTGTTTTAGATGCAAATACTTTAATAGATTTAACTGGTTTTGATCTAACAATGCAAGAAGGTCAAGCTACAGCGACAGATTCAGTAGCAAGACCTGTAGGAATTGAAATGACAATGTCTTTAACAAGCGTGAAAACGATTGTATGGACTGAAGTAAACACGGGGTCAACATCTATTTGGACAGAAGTTGACACAGCAGCATAAAATTATTATTATGATAAAAGGAGAATAAATGGCAGTACCTAGCACAAACACAAGCATGGCTGATATCCAAACTGAATTTGGAGGATCTAATCCTATATCTTTATCAGAATATTATTCTGGAGGACCTTTAGTACCTTCAGGTGCTCCTGCACCTAATGGTCCAATTCCTTCATCAGGACAAATATCAATAGGTCAATTTAGAGGATCAGAAAATATAACTTTCATGTCTGCAAGTGGTGGTACTGAAACTACTTCAGGGGATTACAAAATTCATACGTTTACAGGTCCTGGAACTTTTACTGTTAATTCAGTTGGTAATCAACCAACTGGTGATAAAGTTGACTATCTGGTGCTAGCAGGTGGCGGCGGAGGTGGTGGTAGAGAAACCGGTGGTGGAGGCGGAGCAGGTGGTTTTAGAGAATCTCATGATCCTGCAGTTTCTGGACCTTATACAGCTTCTCCTTTAGCAACACCCTCTTCTTTACCTGTTTCAGTACAAGGTTACCCTATTACTGTAGGTGGAGGTGGTTCTGGTAACCAGAACGATGGTAGCAAAGGTTCTAATTCAGTTTTTTCAAGTATTACAGCCACAGGAGGTGGTTATGGTGCAGTTTTTAATAATGGTGGTCCTGGTGGATCAGGTGGTGGTGGAGGAAGAAATGCTCCTGGAAATAGTGGATCAGGTAACAGTCCTTCCGTTAGTCCATCTCAAGGAAATCCTGGTGGTGTAAGATATCCATTTCCTATGAATCCAAGTCAAGGTCCTCCTAATGGTGGAGGAGGTGGCGGTGGTGCCACGAGTTCAGGTAGCCAGGGTGGACCTGGCGGTGGAAATGGTGGAAATGGTGCAACAACTTCTATCAACGGATCTCCAGTTACAAGAGCTGGTGGCGGAGGCGGTGGATCTGAAGGTGGACCTGCTGGGTCCGGTGGACCTGGCGGTGGTGTATCTGGAAGAAGAAATCCTGTTGGTCCTATTTCAGGCGCAGCTTCTAATACTGGAGCTGGTGGTGGCGGTAACGGTTGGGGACCTAGCTTTTCACCTCCTGGTGGAAATGGTGGATCAGGTTTAGTAATAATCAGATATAAATATCAATAATTATGGCACATTTTGCAAAAATATCAGAAGAAAATATAGTTTTACAAGTATTAGTACTTGATGATAAAGATTGTATTAATTCAGAAGGAGTTGAGGTAGAATCAATTGGGCAAGCTTATTTAGAGACTCATAACAATTGGCCCGCTCATCTTTGGATTAAAACTTCATACAATACTGCTAAAAACCAACATACAAATGGTGGAACTCCATTTAGAGGTAATTATGCAGGTATAGATTATATATGGGATGAAGCTAATCAAATTTTTTGGCCTCCAAAACCTTTTTCATCTTGGGTAAAAGATCTTGTAAATGCAGATTGGAAATCACCAATTGGTGATGCTCCTGTATTAACTGAGGAACAAGAAGCACAAAATCAAGCACTTACTAATAGATGGGTATATATTTGGGATGAATCTAAATATGAACTAGACAATACAGATGGTTGGGTTATAGTAGATCAGTTTTTATAAAGAATTAAAGGTAGTTAGTGAAATTAATTGTATTAGGTAGAGGTAATGCCGGTTGTATATCAGCAATGCATTTTGGTTATTTTAGAAAATTTTTAAATACTAAAGTTGAAATAGAATTAATCTATGATAGTAAAATAAAACCAGTTCCTACTGGTCAAGGAACTACATTACAATTTCCCGATTGGTTATTTAAAAATTTTTTTTCTAATCATTTGCATAGTTTTCCTACTACTTTGAAAACAGGAATTATGTATGAAAACTGGGGAAAGAAAAATAAAAAAATATTTCACCCTTTCCCATTAGGAAGATATGCTATTCATTTTAATCCTGAAGATTTTCAAAATTATGTTTGTAAAAATTTAAATATAGATTTTACAGAAAAAGATGAAAATATTAAAAATTATAATAGTTTAGATGCAGATTATATTATAGATTGTAGGGGAACTCCTAAATCTTTAAAAGAATATAATACTTTAATTAATCCATTAAACTGTGCTCTTTTAGCTGATTTACCTAAAAAAGAAAATGACGTCCTATGGACTGGAACAACAGCAACACCTGATGGTTGGTGTTTTTATATTCCTTTACCTAAAAAAACATCTATTGGATATTTATTTAATAATAAAATTACCTCAGTAGAAAAAGCAAAAGCTAATTTTAAAAAACTATTTGGTGTAGAAAAAATAAATCATGTATTTCCTTTCAATCAATATGTCGCTAAAGAACCTATTATAGAAGACAGAGTTTTATTAAATGGTAATAAGTTATTTTTTTTAGAGCCTTTAGAAGCAACAGCTATGGGATCCTATATAAAAGTAAACCAATTTTATTATAATTATATCTTTAATAACCAACATAAAAAAGATACTAAAATTGATATACATAATTACGTAAAACAAATTGAACAATTTATTTTGTATCACTATTCAAACGGATCTATTTACGATACTAATTTTTGGAAAAAAGCAGAAAATTTATGGAAAAATACTGAAACACTTTTGTTAGATAAAGAATTAAAAATAACAAAAGGAATGTCTTCTGAAGATATGGAAAGAAGTTTAAACTCAGAAAATGAATTTGGTCTATGGCCTCCTTTTAGTATAAAACAATGGCAAGATAAAGTCGCGTAATTAATATGCAATATTACTATTGGTATTTTACATCTGTAATACCTCCTAAATTATGTGACGACATAATTAAACATGGATTATCTAAAAAAGAATCTATAGCTTTAACTGGAGGCTATGGTGAAAAAGAACTTTCTAAAAAAGAAATTAAAGATTTAAAAAATCACAGGGATTCAGATGTAGTATGGTTAGATGATCCATGGATATATAAAGAAATACATCCTTATATAACTTTAGCAAACAAAAACGCTGGATGGAATTATACTTGGGAAAAAAGTGAGCCTTGTCAATTTACAAAATATAAATTAAATCAATACTATGATTGGCATTGTGATAGTTGGGACGTACCTTTTAACAATAAAGATTCAAATCATCCATACCACGGTAAAAATAGAAAGTTATCTATGACTTGTCAATTAACGGACGGATCCGAATATGAAGGAGGAGAATTACAATTTGATTTTAGAAACTATGCACCTAATAAGAGAAAAGAAACTAAACATTTACAACAAGCAAAAGAGATATTACCTAAAGGAAGTATTATTGTTTTTCCCTCACATGTATGGCATAGGGTAAAACCTGTAACAAAAGGCACTAGGTATTCATTAGTGATTTGGTGTTTAGGAGATCCATTAAAATAAAATATGAGTTTTAAAAAAAATAAATATACAGTTATAAATAATTTTTTAGACGATAAAACCTTTAAAGAAATACAAGCAGGTATTTTAACTAATGAATACTTTCCTTGGTATTTTTCCCCTGATTTAGATTTTGAAGATGAGAAGGATTTTGATAAAACTCAATTTGTTCACGTGTTTTATAATCACAATAGTCCTAACTCTAAAGAGCTTAATTTATTAGCTCCCATTATAAAAAAATTAGAATGTATTTCATTGATAAAAATAAAAGCAAATAATAATTATTATACTAATAAAATTATAGAAGGATCATATCACGTTGATAATAAACATAAGGGAACAACAACTGCTGTATATTATTTAAATACAAATAATGGTTATACAAAGTTTAAAAAAACTAAAGAGAAAATATACTCTGTTGAAAATAGAATGGTTATTTTTGATGCAGATACAGAACATTTAGGAACTACCACTACAAACGAAAAAAGAAGAGTGGTTTTAAATTTTAATTATTTTTAATATGAGTTTTAAAAAAAATAAATATACAATTATACGAAAAGCAATCTCAAAAGACTTAGCAACTTTTATTGCTAATTATTTTAGTATGAAAAAACAAGTTTATGATACTTGTCTTAATACTAGATACATTTCACCTTATGAAACATTACTTGGTTTTTATGAAGAAGCAGACAGACAGGTCCCAAATACCTATTCACATTATGCTGATATTGCTATGGAAACTTTATTATTAAAATGCCTTCCTAAAATGGAAGAAGTTACAGGTCTTAAATTATATCCAGCATATACTTATGCAAGAATTTATAAAAAGGGAGATGAGTTAAAAAGACATAAAGATAGATTTAGTTGTGAAGTATCTACCACTATGAATTTAGGAGGTGATGAATGGCCTATATTTTTAGAACCCTCTGGAGAATTAGATAAAAAAGGAATTAAAGTAAATTTAAAACCAGGAGATATGTTAGTTTATTCTGGCTGTGAGTTAGAACATTGGAGAGAATATTTCAATGGTAAAGAATGCATACAAGTTTTTTTACATTACAATAACCGTAATACCCCGGGGTCAAAAGATAATATGTTTGATAAACGACCACATTTAGGTCTACCCTCATGGTTTATAAAATGAGTTTTATTGAACAATTAAGTAAAGTTAAACATGCTACAAAAAAACAAATTAAGGAAGAACATTGGCATGTTGAAGGTATTCTAAAATCTAAATCAAACCAAGAATTTAAATTTGATTTAAGTCCTATAATAAAATTTAAAAAAGATGATTATGGTAAAATAGGTTATTTTTCATCAAAATCAGATAAAATAGTTTTTGATTTTAAGGATAAATGGATTCTAATAGATACGCAAGAATTGACAAATTATATTAAAAAAACAAATATAAAAGAATTAAATTTAAATGATTTATTAGATAAATTAGAGTGGAACACGATACTAAATAAATGACACGTTGACACTTGTGAATAAATTAAATAATATGCAGTGATTTAAGGATTTAAAATATGGCAAATACTACATCAACAAGTTTAAAATTAACAGTTCAACAAACTGGAGAAAATTCAGGAACTTGGGGACAAATTACTAATACTAATCTACTTATATTAGAACAGGCTATTGGTGGATATGATGCCGTTAACGCTGCATCCGGCGCTACTTTAACTTTTTCAAATGGTGCTTTATCAAATGGTAAAAACCAAGTATTAAAATTAACAGGAACAATTTCAGGTGCGGTTAACGTCGTAATTCCTGATTCAATTGAAAAAACTTATATTGTAGAAAATGCAACAAGTGGAGCTCACACTGTAACTTTTAAAACAAGTTCAGGGTCAGGAATTACTTGGTCAGCGACAGACAAAGGAAAGAAAATTTTATATTCTGATGGAACTAATATTGAGGAGGGAGTTACATCAACAGGTAGTTTAATTACAGGGGATATTACTACAAACACTATTTATACTAGTAACCTTACAGTGACCAACAATACAAATGTTAGTGGTATTACTATTAGTGATAATGTTACCGCAGTAAATAATATTACAACAACTGCTGGAAACATGGTTGATCAAATAGGTGAAGTAAGAACAGTGCCTGTGAATACTCAAGGGTCTACCTATACTTTAGTAGCTAGTGACAATGGAAAAGTTATTATTGCTTCTGATACAATAACAGTTCCCTCTGGAGTTTTTTCAGCGGGTCAAACTATTTCAATTTATAATAACACTGCCGGTAATATTTCAATAAATCGCTCTAGCGTCA